ACGGCGTTACCGCAGCGCGCAACCTGTTTGTCCTTCGCGTATTTTTGCCCCCGATAGTCCTGGTCGATGATGTACCACTCAGGGAATCCCTGAGCGCGGTATAGCTCGTGCGGTTGCAGCATACGCATGCCAATATCAACTATGCGATAAGTTATGCCGTCAACTGTCACCAGCCCGTCGCAATCCTCGCCGCAGTATTTCCGCAGAAACTCAAGCGTCTGCTGCGCGCGATGTTCGTCGTATTCATCGACAGCAAGAGTGGTTTTTACCTCCCCTACGTGCAGCCCGCCGTCACCGTTGGCATTGGCTCGCTGGTTGGCTGCCCATCGCGGCATGTTCCACGCAGTTTCACCAGATGAGAGGCAACTACTGCATGATGGTCGACGGTGGTCACTGAGTGCGCGGGTTCATCCATACTGACACCCGGCCCCGTATAGTTACCGCCGTAGTGTTTAGCCAGGAACGCGCTCACCGTCGCGAATTTATTCCCACCGGCTGTAACGGTACCCAGCGGGTTATCCAGTCGAAGCACACGCGGTTCTTGTCCGGGACGCTCGCCATAACCCATCTGGATCAACGTGGGTGTTACAAGTTGAGATTTACCACCACCACCAGCTGTGATGGTTGCGCTCGGTTCGTCTACCCGGTGTCCGACACTGGCCCCAAACTGGCGGGCTATCACTGGCGCAACCAGACAGGCGCGGGATTGCTTCAGAATGGTGTGAGCAGGTTTATCCAGCGGGCGCGGTTTAGCCTGGTATTCACTACCACCATTACCGGCCAGGAACGGCGTCAGTGCAGCCTCAACAATCCCGAGTGCATGCCCATTCCCGCCCGGGCGTTTTGATGTACCAGCGGTTACCGTCGGGACAGGTTGGGTAACAGGCTGCCCGGTTGCGCCGGTACGGAACTTTGTCAGGTGTGGAACGGCTAACGCGTAACCGTGGGTTTTAGTAATGGTCTGCAAAGGATCGTCCAACGCCTGACCACGGAAACAGTCATAACTCGTTTTGGTGCTGGTGTGATTGCATTTCACGATGAACGGCGATGCACTGTCGATAACAAAGCGCTGTATACCGCGCGCGATGCGCTTCAGGGTATTTTCTGCCAGCGGTTTTTTGCGGTCGAAAATCGACGGTGCCGGAATTGTCCAGTCGATACACTCCGCAGCTGTACGCCATGGTGCCAGCCTTCCAGCCTGAACCGCAGGTGATTTCGGATCCCCATGCGTTGGTTCCGGCCACACTATCGGCTTCCCATCACGGCGCATGACCATGAAGAAACGTTTTCTTATTGTCGGTGCGCCGTAGTCGCAGGCGCGCAGTTCGCGATACTCCACGACATAGCCCAGACCTTTAACCAGCCGTGCGGCATCCTCGCTATCAAGCGAAATATTCAGAAACTCACAACATTCAGCCAGCGCCGGATGTGATGCAGAAATACCTGTCGTCAGCATTGCGACAAAGGCGTTAAAGGTCTCACCGATACGCGCCGGGTCAGGACGCTGTTCGACTGGTTCAGGTGGTCCGATAAATTCATCAAGGAAGCGATCCGCGTGACTGATGAATGGCATTTCGCGTAATAATGGCCCCCACGTTTTAAACTCTTCGACGTTCTCCAGTTTCATTACCCGCGGCTCAACATCCAGCCCCCAGCGTAATACTACCCAGGCCAGTCCGCGGATCGCTTTCTCAACAGGTTTAGCGCCTTTAGCTTTAGAAAAGTGGCGACAATCTGGAGAAAACCATGCCAGCGCCACCGGACGTCCTGCGGTAGCTACCTTTGGTCGAACCTCATACACAGACTCGCAGTAGTGCAATGTATCAGGGTGGTTCGTTGTGTGCATCGCCACGGCGTTCTCGTCGTGGTTAATAGCAATATCAACGCTGCGACCGATTGCCAGCTCAATTCCCGTACTCGCCCCGCCGCCGCCGGCAAAGTTATCAACGATGATTTCTCTCACGCGTATTTCTCCATAGCGATGGCCAGTGACCGGGCCGCAGCGATTATTGACGGTACCGGCATTTGTTCCAGCCACATGCGGTTGATGTGATGCTTCAGGCGGCGCTGGTGATGTGCCGGAAGATCCCCGGCACTTTCAATCTGGCTATATACCATTCCTACTTTGGCAGGCCAGACAGTTTCCTCAACATTCACCAGCAGCAGGTTTTCCAGCTCAATTATCCGGTTCGTGGCATATTGCAGTAGCTGATCCATCACTTCGTCTCCCGCCATGCCCGCTTATTACATCTCGGGAAGCGTTCTAGCCTCCATATCCAAATCATCCACAACATCTTATTAAATTCAGGTAGTGCCCGATAATCATCAGCACTCATTTCGAGGGCCTTGAATCGCCACTTTGCCACCTTGACCACCCGCCACAGCATCACCATACAAAACAGAGTGCAAACAACAAGGAAACCGAAAAAAAGATAAGTACTCACCTCACTCCTCCTGCTGCGGTGCTGCTGGCAGTGGCATCCAATGGGTTACCAATATGTGCTCTATACAGCATGCGGCGGCCACATCTACTCTGTCGAAAAACAGCCCTGAATGCTCATCAAAGAACGATACAAAGCAATGCCCCATCCTGTTCCTGGTTAGAACCTCCTGCTCGTCTTCCGGCATCCGCTCGCTGCACTTAATCCAGCCATCCTGAATCACCGGAGAGTTGCCATCGGATAATGGCATATCCGGCCCCTTGCGTATCGCCTTTGACAATTCGATAGGGTCATCGTAAAGCCAGTCGCCAGTTTCCGGATGATTTGCTTTTGCCAGTTGTGCTGCCCACTCCAGTCCGTCTTTGTGTCCTTGCAGGTAGTCCAGCGGTAATTCATCGCAATTACTTGCAGGTTCGGCACCCTGAAGCATGGCGGCGCGGCAGGCTTCAAATACCGCATTGTTAAACCTCACACCTTCAAAAAAGATTTTCCCATTATGCTCAAACCAGAAGTCGGGCTTCTCAGCATCTGGTAATAGGCTTTTAAGCACGCCATCAGGCACTGATAACACCGCTGGCTGCGGTAACTGTGGTGCTGCGTAAAGTGGGATAACAGCTTCACCCATAGGACTGGATAAGCACTTAAGATGAAGCTCTCCCATCTTGGCATGGGCTAAAGTTTCCTTAGCGGCATAAAGTACCGGCTCCTGCTCCATGCTGGCGAGAAGTTGGCGGGCCATTGATTTCAGCATTGCAATATCAGCATGTCCCAGGGCGTAACCGACCTTTAAATCGTAAACTGCTTGCACCTGTTGCTCTTTCGTAAATTTATCCATCTCACTCCCCCTTCACGCCAATGCCAGCGGCGGCACGTTCGGCCTCACTTTGCTCCCAAAACCACTTGTGAAGCGCCATAAGCTCTTCGTCAATCGGTGCAAACTTGCGGTCAAAGTAGGCCTGAGCGTCTTTCTCTGCTTCGTCCGGCAATTCGCCAGGGCCAAACAGTGTGTTATAAATCCAGGCCAGACCGTTCTTCGCGTCGCCAGTTGCCTGCCATTCGATAATCGCAGCCTGCATAACCAGAATGTTCTTCCCGATTATCAGGTCCAGTTCTTTGTACCGGTTGCGGATGTATGCATTCTCGCTTTGTAATTCAGCGGTGCGCTTCTCTGCGGCTTCCAACTTGGCGCGCAGATTCTCGAAGTCATCAGCCTTTACAACTGGCACATGCCCGTAACCATGGTCTTTCGTACTGCCGAATGCCGCCGGATGGATGTAATACGTTTTCGGGTTCACGTCACCTGCTCCAGCCTGTTTGTTGAGTGCTGTCATTGGGCTGACTCCTGTTTCGATTTGCGTAGAGCTTCTTTGTAACTGGCCTTTGCTGCTTTTTTGGTGTCGCACCACTCGCCTTCAACATCACGTCGTGGATAGCCATAAGCCGCGTCGTATGAGCAGCGAAACATTCGGCATTTTCCATCACGGCTGTATTCGACTTCAGGCAGTCGATATCCCAACAACCATTCACTGAACGGCTGGCAGCTATCAGCATCAAGATATTCTTCGTATCGAGTGCGTTTCTTTGGCTCTGGCAGTGCAGAAATTGCCGTTGCTTCACCTTTTTCTGTGACGTGATAAAGCGTTCCGTCGCCTACAAAACCAGGTGCGGGACGGGAGGTAGCTAAACCATCAGATACCAGTTCTTCCCACTTCTCGTTATCCGTATGCCCTTCGCCTACGAGGAAATAATTACGGTATGGCGTGCGGTTCCGCTCATTGATGCCCAGCGCATGCTGCATGAGTTCAATTCCAGTGCTCATAGCGCGGATCCTTTGCGAAGTTGGGCTGCAACTGCTTCGGCTCGTTCAGCCGTCAGGTTGTAGCTACACTGCATATTCACCGAGCAACCATCTTTATTGGCAAGCCCTCGGCAGATAGCCGACACTTCGTCAGCGCCGCTTGCCCGCACTTCAGCTAGGAAAGCGTCGTAAGCAGGTATCTGCAATACAGCCAGTGAGCGAATCATCTTCTGAACTTCTGGCGGGCATTGTTCGTAATGGTCGTCTGTGATGAATACCGCTTCGTTGTGAATTTTATCTACAGCGCTTAATTCAGCCGCCAGCTCCCTGCACTTGCTCTCGGCGTTAGCGAGCTGTACTGCCATGTCTGTGACTTCGGCTTCAAGTTTTTCAGCATATTCAATCAGGAGATCGATTCTTTCCGGCGTTACGGTTTTAACGTATTTGCAAATCGATGACGCATAATTATCATCCTGGAGTGTGCCAGCCAGGCCATTACAAAATTTGCGGTTCCCTTTTGTCGCCTTGATATCGGCGATGATTTTTTTAACATCTGGTTTCATGCTGATGCTCTCCCGTAAAACGCCAGTACACGCTGCATAGCCGGACTTGTACGGCATACTGATGTGACCATGTTTTTGCTCATGTTCGATTTGAGCTGCTTGATGTTCAGCTCCCCGCCGGGCTGAAAAATGTAGACAGGGCGATGCGGTTCGCCAGTGCGGATTACTACCGCTCTGCGTACCAGGTGAAGCAGTAGGTTATGTGACTTCTTGCAGTCGCATCCCAGCAGATTCTGAACCTGACGCGGCGTGATGGTCTGGTTAACCCGAAGGTAATCGACAATTGCCCACAGTGATTTGCTTGCCATGGTGATTTGCCCTCGAAGTTATTTAACGATCCGGAGATGGCTAACGTTCTTGCGATAGCTGCCCCAGTCAAAGTTCACCCACACCCCGCCATCCATCTGGAGACGGTCGATAACTCGCGCACCCAACGCCCCGAGAAGCTCGTCGTGGTTCAGGTTTGTCAGGATCCCTACCGGACGCATCGACGACAGGCGACGGTCGATAACCTGATTCAGAATGACTTTCTCGCCGTTGCTTCCGCGTTGAATACCGACCTCATCCAGCACCAGCAGATCGACTTTGCAGAGATCATCCAGAAGTGAAGCTTCTGACTGGCCACCGTCGTAGCACTCGCGAACGCGCAGCATCAGGTCAGGGATTGTCACTACCAGTACGCTATGCCCGCCAGAAAGCAGATGATTTCCGATTGCCGCAGCGAGATGGTTTTTCCCGGTACCAGGACCACCGCTAAACACGAAGCTCGCGAACCCAGCACCGAAATTCTGTGCGTAGCTCTTTGCCATCGTGAAGGCTTTGCGCTGCCCTTCCCCGGATACATGGTAATTCGCGAAAGTGCACCTGCGGTGCAGGCTTTGAATTCCTGAGCGACCGAAAATTTTCTCTGTCCGGGCTTTCTGATTCAGCCTGTCCAGTTCTTCACACCGCTTCAGGCCTTCTTCCCTCTGCCATGCCAGCAGCTCTGCCGCGCTGGTGAACTTCGGCTGAACTCCTGGCGGAATGAGTTTCTTCAGGCGCTCAAGAGCGCTGCCGGAATTAACA